TGTTGTTTACGATCACATTGGTCGTAGAGGTGATCGTGACCCGCAAATCTGGAACATTGCAGATGACTATGTTGTTAATGCTGACTTAAAACGTCACAAGATTGGTCAATTCATTACCACAGTACCTTGCTTGTACGAACAAAAATATGACGGCAAAGCGGCTGAGGAAGTGTATGATGACTTGATGAAAAATGTTAAAAAAATATCTGTTGAAGATTTACTTGATCAAATGATTGATGATCACATGGATGGTGAAGACAGTGATGGTGATGGTGATGGTGACGGTAAAGGTAAACGCCCAAAAATGTCTTCCGAAGAACGTGAACGTATGCGTCAGGAAGTCAAGCAAGCAATTATCAATGCCGCACAAAGTGCAGAAGCAGGTCAGTTACCGCTAGGTGTTGAACGATTGATTAAGCAAGCAACTGACCCAGTAATGCCCTGGCGTGAACTGATTCAAACAAATTTGACTAGTGCTATTCGCACAGACTATTCTTGGATGCGTCCCTCACGTAGAGGTTGGCATATGGATGCTATCATGCCCGGTATGACTCCCGGTCAAGAGATTGATGTAGTTGTTGCTATTGACATGAGTGGTTCTATCAGCAATACTCAAGCACAAGCGTTCTTGGGTGAGATTGGTGGTATGATGGATTCGTTCGATGGTTATAAGGTCCACGTATTCTGTTTTGATACTGAAACATATAACCCACAAGACTTCACTAGTGAAAATCTTGATTCAATTGATACATATGATCCAGTAGGTGGTGGCGGTACTGATTTTGATGCTATCTTTGATTACTTAAAGAAAATTGGCAACGTACCTAATCGTTTGATTGTGTTCACTGATGGCTACCCCTGTGGTAGCTGGGGAGACCCAAACTACTGTGACACAACTTGGATCATTCACGGTGACCCTAATCCAAATCCCCCGTTCGGCACTTATGCTCTTTATGATGACAAATGATCATGGAACTTTTACTTGAAATTGCAGGCTATAGTTTTATTGTAGCAATATTGGGTGCAGTAGTATTTGTTTTTATTAGATTATTAACAATAGCACTTCAGACATTAACCAATAATGATGATTAAGTCCAGTGAAGAAATAATTATCTACGAAAGTCCGGACGGTGGAAAGACAGTCTACTCACGCAAGAGTGGATCGTCTAACAGAACAATGATTAAAGAAGATAACTCAAGAAATTATGTTACTAGATGGTATGAGTGGCGAGATATTATCAAGTTGTCAGAGACGGAACCCTCATTAGCAGATGCAATCAACAAAGCAGAGATGATATATGCGCTTATCAAAAAAGAACAAAACTAAACATTATCTAGCAATGTGGGATATGCTTGGTCTTGAATGTTTATTTGATGTTGATAGTCATATGAAGGAGCATAATGATTGGGAAAAAGAAAAAATTGTTTCTATTCTTAAAGAATCAACAACACATCCATTAAAGCCTGCAGGCATTCCCTTGCAAATGATGCTCCTTCGTGCAAGGGTTAATTGTCAACGTGCCTATGAGATTTATGAATTTAATAGCACAATGGCTTATGATGAATTGAAAGAAGCGTTTAATGACAATCCGCAACCTATTGTTGAATGGATTAGAAATAATGGTAAAAAAGTTTATAGTGATTATCTTAAACAAGATAGAAAGATGATTGTATGATGTATATTGGAACAAGTCTTGGTGGATGTTTGACAAGCCTAATGAATGGTGAAGTGTCCGAGGATGAGGTTATGTTCATTGTAACACGCACTAACTGTCCTAAGTTTGAACATTTTATTGATGTAGTGGGGTCTTATCATAGTCAAGGTAATCCCTATGCTAGTAATCCCGAACTATATGAACTTGGTGACCATGCAGTAGAGAAAGTTATTGAACTTGCAACACGTTTATGGGATAGTGGTAGGATTCATCAACCTCGCGCCTTTGTAGGGGATCGATACGGTAGTTCGTATCGTCACCCAGCTAATTATGGTCATGGATTATGGATGCAAGTTGTTCCCACTAATCAAAGTACAAATCCTAGTGTAGTTGAAGCATGGGAAAAGTACAAGATGTTAGATGCATTAACCAAATGATAGATTACGAAATTGATCCTATTGTATGGTTTAGTAACCGTGAAATAGAATATCCCCCGCCTCACTTTGTAATAGCAACAACATTATTAACAGAGGATTCAAAGCAATGGGTATTAAACAAATTACGTGGCAGATTTTCTGTAACAACTAACACTAGTGATATGTTTGCATTTATTGCTTCTTTGGGTAATATATATTTTGAAGATCCAAGTGAAGCAACTCTTTTTGAACTAAGATGGTCTTAAAAATATTTGACGTACATTTATTTGCATTAAATATCTATAGTTACTCAAGGAGAATAATATGAGTTTTTTACGTCACGTAGGTAAGCATGGTGATCGCAAGGTCGCAGTAGTATTTCGTGAAGTGCCCGGTGAAGCACATATGTGTTTAGTTACATATACAGAAACACTGAATCAGCACATTCACGATCCGTTAATCAAATGTATTGATTCAGATATTGGGCAAAACAGTGAACATCTCGCTGATGCATTAAACCGTACATATACTAAAGACGGTAGACCAATCTTACAAGTACTGCATTTAGAAGGACAGTTGAAGAAGGTTCAAACATCATTGATTCTTATGACACCTGCACCAAATCAAACAATTCGGTTAAACGAATTGAACAAGATTTTGGATGAAATGCAACAAGGGGAGAGTGCTGTTAAACGATTACAAGAGATGGATGCAAGCCGTGGCATGCAAGATCCAGCTGATGTTGTACGCCGTATGCGTGGCAATCAAAACCCAGTAACACCAACCGGTGATTTGCTTGGTGATGCATCATTAGCAAAACAACGACTAGAGCAAGCACAACGTATGGAACGTGAAGCTAAAGGTTTGTTAGCAGAAGCACAACGATTGACAGATGAAGCCAAGTCATTAGACCCAACAGTTGATACTGTTCCGGTAGTAGAAGTTAAACCAACGAAGGTTAGAAAAACTAGAGCAAAAGTTAGTGTCTAATGTCACCAGAATTCATCAACAAATGGGAGCACATCCTTGAAGATGTAGAGAAGAATAAAATACCTGTTCAATTTATTAAAAAGCTTATTATCAAACTTCAAGGTAAAAAACAACAGACTATTAATATTCAAAAATTTCTATCACAAGGATTAGACCCGGAAGAAATAGAAAATGCTGTTAGTCGCAAACTAGATGAATTGGATGACATGATTGTGAGTGTAGAATTCGTGCTGAATGTTCAAAGTATTGCAGACACTGTACAACCAGAAACTGATCGGCTACTAGGTAAACTTTAATCCAATCAAAAAGCCCTGAACACTCGGGGCTTTTCTTATTACATGATATAATACAACCATGAAACAATACTTAGACTTATTACAAGATATTTTAGATAACGGAGAACTTAAAGATGACAGAACTGGCGTGGGCACCATTAGTGTGTTTGGACGTAATATTCGCTTTGATTTGCGTGAATCTTTTCCCGCTGTCACAACTAAGAAGCTTGCATGGAAAGCTTGCAAAGGTGAGCTTATCTGGTTTATTGAAGGCTCATCTGATGAGCGTAGATTGGCAGAGATTACCCACGGTAGTGCAGAAGGAAAGGTTACTATCTGGACGCCAAATGCGCTTGCTTCATACTGGAAACCTAAAGCGAAATTTGAAGGTGATCTCGGTCGTGTCTACGGGGTACAATGGCGCCGCTGGAACAAATACCGTACGGAACATGACATGGGACCGGCGCACAAAGGTGGCACACGCCTCGCAGTTGACAGACTGGAAGTTGACCAACTATCAAACCTCATTGAGGGTTTGAAGACCGATCCTAACGGACGCAGACACATTCTCAGTGCTTGGAACGTAAGCGAGTTAGACCAAATGGCACTACCTCCTTGTCATGTTATGAGTCAATTCTATGTCAACAAAAATAAAGAATTATCTTGCCATATGTATCAGCGTAGTGTGGATGTTTTTCTTGGCTTACCTTTTAATATTGCTAGCTATGCACTACTCACTCATTTGATTGCACAAGTCTGTGATTTGAAAGTTGGTGAACTTATCATATCAACCGGTGATACACATATCTATAAAAATCATGTTGAACAGGTTAAAGAACAACTAACTCGTAAACCATTTGAATTACCTCAATTGAAATTGAATACTAATATCAAAGATATTAACGATTTCAAGATGGAAGATATCGAACTATTAAACTATCAAAGTCATGGCCCTATCAAAGCAACAATGGCAGTTTAACGAATTCACTAGACCTAAGTATCAGGTACAATTATCTGATACCGGAGAAGAAATGGTATCCATCACATATGTAGTTCATACAATTAAGATGAGTGATGTAGAAGATCCTGATTTGTTTGTAGCACAATATATATATGAGTGGCAAGAAACAGAACAAGGAAAATGGATAATGGAAAATTCTAATCCTAAACCTAGTTGGCATCGTAATCATGATATATACAATTATGAACACACTTATCAGATTAGAGCATATCTAACACATAAGCAATTAACATTTTGGAAATTAAAATATGAGTAAGCTATTAATAACTGGAGGCTGTAGTTTTAGTGAGTGTGTTACTCCCCTCACAAAGACATGGCCGGCGCAACTATCAAGTATATTAGATACTGAGTATATTCACATTTCTACAGCCATGGGTTCGCAAGGTAACGGATTAATTAGTCGCAGAATATTATATAGATTAATCGAAGAATTAAAAACAACTAAGGCAGAAGATATGTTGGTTGGAATCATGTGGTCTGGACCTGACAGGCATGATTTTTATCATACAGGAGATATTTACTTTGATATACATGAACCTTGGATTGAAAATCCTACCAAATTTGTAAAAGATACTCCTGGACATTGGGTAATTCTTAACGGACATTGGAGAAATACATACGCCCGCAAATATTATTCTACTTTCCATGAGTATGATGGATCTTTGATTTATACAATAGAACATATGTTAAGAGTGCAGTGGTTCTTAAAACAGCATAATATAAAATATTTTATGACTACATACACTGCTGAAGTATTACCAGATAGAGTAAAGTCTCATCCTGAAATTTCATATCTATACAATCAATTGGATATGGATAAGTTTTTGCCTATAATAGGAGAACATGAATGGTGTCTAGAACATCTACCAAATGATTTTATAGAACCAAACAATAATCACCCAAGCAATATTCAACATAAAGCATTTACAGAACACGTTATTATTCCATTTTTAAAAGAAAAACAATATATATGACCAGTATTTTAGTTACGGGCGGATTGGGCCTTATCGGACACAACGTAGTTAAACGATTACAAGACATGGGTCATTTAGTATCTATCATGGATACTAAAACAAACTACGGAATCATTCCTCAAGATGAAATTGATTACCTGATGGATGAGCGTAGGAAAAAAATTGCGGTAGATAGTTATATCTATGACAGAGACATTTGTGATGCTCCGTCAGTAGACCACATCTTCAATGTAGAACAGCCTGAGATAGTTATACATATGGCTAGCTTCCCAAGACAAAAAGTAGTTAACGCAAATCCTGCTTGGGGAAGTCGTGTTATGAGTGAAGGGTTGCTCAACTTGCTGGAAGCTAGCGATAAGTATGAGGTGCGTAAATTCATCTATATCAGTAGTTCAATGGTCTATGGTGACTTCACCGATGACGTAACAGAAGATTATGATTGTAAACCTCAAGGTCAATATGGTATATTGAAACTGGCAGGTGAAGATTTAGTCAAAGACTACACACGCAGAACTAATCTTGTTCATACAATCATTCGTCCAAGTGCTGTATACGGTGAACTAGATGTTGAGGATCGGGTCATTGCTAAGTTTATGTTAACAGCAATGCGTGACGGTGTATTGAATGTTAATGGTGCTAACGAAACACTAGACTTTACATATGTAGAAGATGCCGCAAATGGTATTGTTGGTGCTGCACTAAGTGACAACACAGAGAACAAAACATATAACATTACTAAGAGTCATAGCAGAACATTACTTGATGCAGCAAATCTTGCTGTGAAGATTGCAGGTAAGGGCACAATTAATGTTAGAGATAAAGATGCTGACTTCCCAAGTCGTGGTGCATTGAATATTGATGCCGCTCGTAGAGACTTTGGATATGATCCTAAAGTAGATGTAGAAGAAGGCTTTGAAAGATATTATGAGTGGCTCAGTACATCAAGTTACTGGCAGAATAGAATAAAATGAATGAATTAGAAATTGCATTGAAAGCACATGATTGGTCTCTAGATGGATATAAATCTAGACTTAACATAGACAAGTTGATGAAAGAAAATACCGAACAATCAAAATTGTTATGGGAACAATACTGTCCGTGGTCTGTTACTAACGGCGGGTATATAGCTTGGGCAAAAAATGCAAATCTCCCACTTCGGTCTAGCAAGACAGTATAAGAACATTGGTCCAGAGTTGCTTGATGCAACTCACCGAGCCCTTAAAGATGGTCAACTTGTAGGTGGTCATTATACCCGTTCGTTTGAGGAATGGTTAAAACATCGTACTAGTACAAAGTATGCCATTACAGTACATAGTGGTACACAAGCATTAGAAATTATTGCACGATATAAAAAGTCAATATGGGTGCCACCACGTGGTATGATTACCACCACTCCTAAAATTCGTCTACCTAATTTTACATATCCTGCAACATTAAATGCATTTTTAAATGCAGGATGGGATGTTGAGTTAGTTGATACTGATAAGTATGGCATACTTGATTTTAGTAAATCATTTGGTTCAGCTAGCTTTGATTGTTTAGTAGGACTCTATGGTAAGAAACCATGGGAACAACATAGGATTGAAGGATCATATGGTATTATTGTTGACGGGGCACAACATTGGCTAGTAGCTGATGGGCAAGTAGGTAGTGGTATGGCAATAAGTTTTGATCCTACCAAAAATCTACCAAGTTCGGGTAACGGTGGGGCAATTGTCACAAACGATGAACAACTGTATTTGTACGCTGCAACATACAGAGACAATAACAAGCCTGTATTTCATGATGTAGGAACTAACAGTAAGATGAGTGAGCAGGATTGTGCTCAGATTCTTGTTAGAGCAAAGTATATAGATGAATGGCAAAAGCGTAGAGGTAAGATAGCAAAATATTGGTGTGATGCATTCAGAGACTTACCACTAACTTGTTTATCTGATACACCAACTCCTCACGCACATCAAAAGTTTGTGTTATATTTACCTGATCGAAATAGTCTTCATACTCATTTATTGACTGATGGAATTGACAGTAAAGTTCATTATGAATATGTGTTAGGCGATTTACCTACAGCGAAGAATTTATCTAAGCCTGACTTGCTATCTACTAGCGTAATGCTTTCTAGAGGGGTATTAAGTCTTCCAATATATCCTGAATTAACTGACGAAGAAGTTGACTATATAGTAGAAAAAGTAATTGCCTACACTAAATAAGTCTATGTGGATACTACATCTTTTACCCGACAGTTGGATAATCAACGCAATCTTTTGTGTAATGTCAGCCGGAGTGCTTGCTATCATAGGTAGCTATGTATTGAAATTATTCCCGATAATTGGTAAGTATGCGATTATTATGCAAATTGTAGGTATTTTGTTGTTGACTAGTAGCACCTATCTGATAGGTGGTTATGGTGTAGATTTTGAATGGAAACAAAAAGTTGCCGAATTAGAGAAGAAAATCAGTGAAGCTAAGGTGGAATCTGTAAAAGTTACAACTGAAACAGTTGTAAAAATAATCAAACAAAAAGAAATAGTCAAGGAAAAAGGGGATGAAGTTATTAAGTACATTGATAAAGAAATCGTCAAATACAATGACCGTTGCGACATTCCAATAGAAGTTATCAAGGCACATGATGCTGCCGCACGTGGCAAGTCAGTAGATACAACGATTATTACTACAACACCTATACCAACAGATGAGATAAACAAAGCTGCAAGAGGTAATAAATGAAAAATATACTACTATTTTGCGTTATCTTTCTAACAGCATGTGCTAGCAATCCAGTACCAGTTAAACAAGAATTCCCCCAGGCCCCTAAAGAATTGATGGAAAAATGCCCCGACTTAGATATAATTGACAAACCTACTGTGTTACTCAGTGAGTTGATAGTCGTAATAACCAAAAACTATATGAAATACCATGATTGTAGAAATGAAGTTGAAAATTGGCAAGAATGGTATACTAAACAGAAGAAAATTTCTGACAACATAAACAACTAATCTTAGATAAATACTATATCTAAGATTATTATGGCAACACACGTTATTGATACAACACCCCAGTCCAACAGTTCTAGCGCAACCACGCAAACAGTAACCGCTATACCAACAACGACTAGCAATGATATTACTATCAGTACTAATAATATCTATTTTGGCTCTCAATTTAATACTAATCAACCGGCTACTATACAGCCCATCTTATCAAAAGTCAATCAGGAACCTATCAATTTGGGTGTTACTAAGAATGATGGCAAGGGTGACTCATTCCGTGTAGCGTTTGAAAAGATTAACAATAACTTTTCAACATTGTTTAAGATTAATAATCAAACAAATTCTTCTCTAGCTAAACCTGACTTAATTACAATAAACAACAATCCTAAAAACAAGGGTGATTCATTAAGAATTGTATTCCAAAAGATTAATAAAAATTTTACAACATTATTTTCTGAAGGTACAACAAATACCAAGTTACTAGACACTTTCAACACAGTAATCTTGGGTGACCTGCAAGAGATTATTAATTTAGGTAAAATAGCTAATGATGGGTTAGGTGATCCTGTGATGACTGCCTTTCAGAAAACTAACAATAACTTTTCAACATTATTTGCGTTTGCCCCTACAGCTAATAACGAATTACAATCGTTAAATAGTTCAGCCAGAACAGAACCAAATGTTAGTGGTAATATTACAATTAATGCTACGAATTTGTATTTGAATAATTTATCACAAGTACCAACTACAGCAATAGAATATAGCGTAACAGCAGGACCGTATGGGGCACAAGAATATATTAATATTGGAGCAGTACCTAACGACGGTGAAGGTGATCCACTTCGTGTAGCGTTTGGTAAAATTAACAACAACTTCAGTAATCTATTCTATACTACAACAAACACATATACTGTATACTCAGTTGGACTAGAGCCGGATCAAGTTATATTGTCTTTACCAACAGATACTTTTACACAAGGTAATTTTCAAATTCGCAGTTCAATTGACAACACCGGAGACAGTCAAGATATTATAATTTCAGCACAAATTACTAATAATAAATTAGGTGTCAAATATACTGGATATGGTACTACATTCTCTGGAACCCCGGTGACACGATATAGTATGGATGTGGCAGATGGTAATGTTATTATATTTGTTCAACCATTGCAAGATGAAGTAATTCTACACTTTATTGCAGCTCAAACAACTTATATTGGTAGTTCAATAACCGGATTAAATATCGGATTGAATGACTATGTTGACAGTATCATGAGTACTGAAAACGGTATGGATCTTATTACAGAGAATTAAAATGCGAGCCAAAGAATTTATCACTGAACAAAGTAATCTACCTGATAGAATTACTAAACCAATGCCCTCTACTTGGGTAATACCAGAATTACAAAATCAAAATGCATATTTGCAATATAGATTTTCTGTAGCATTAGCAGGTGCGAGGGCCGCACGTAATGGTGATATATCTAGAATGGATAAGGATTCTGTTTGGGGAGAAAATCAACTAGTGTCCGGTTATATGAATCCGGATGTAGCAGACGATATTGATTTTGCTTTAGGTGAAATGGGACTTAGTGGTAAGCAACTAGTTACTAGTAAAGATAGCGAAGAAACACCTGACACTGGCACAGTTAGTCCCTTGAAGGGTTTTAAAGGATATAAGAGAAAATGAGAGCAAACGAATTTGTATCCGAATCTAGAATCGGTAAAATAGGAAATAGAAAACAAATGTCAACTATAGGTTTGCATAAGTTCCGTGATGAAAATTGTGCCGATCGTACATATGAGTTGAATAGAATAATGATGGCTGTAGCCACCACCGATGGTACGTTTGTTCCAGACATTGACGGCGAGAGTTGGGCCGGAAGATATAATATCGCAGTACCATACACCCAAGAAGAACAAGATATGTTAATGATGGCATACAAGGCTGCCGGATCAGAATATCACGATTTAAATAAGGGTGATTTAAGAAGTAAAGAATTAGACAGCACAAATATTCAAAGTACAGTTAAACCCTTTAAAGGTTATAAAAGAAAATAATTCTACCATCAGTTTTGAGAATAAGTAATTATATCAAATTACAGGATTCTTAATGATTGATATCAACACTACTCTCGACCTAATTAAACTTAAATTCTATAATGAGTGGTTGTATACTGCTCATATATATGATGAGGGCACAAGCCCAATGCATGAACAACTTACTAAACAAATTGCAGACAAATATGTAGGTCCACTTAACCTAGCAAAAGATGCTAAAATTTTAGATTTGGGATGCGGTCCTGGATATTTCTTAGATTGGTTAAAAGCTAATGAATTTACTAACTATCTAGGGGTTTCATTAAGTCCCGGAGATATTAAACTGTGTGAGGAAAAAGGACATACTATCAAAAAATATGATATGAGCTTTTTACCACAGCGTGAAGGTTATTATGATGAAAGCGTTGACTTTATTTTTTTGCGTCATGCATTAGAACATAGTCCGTACCCTATCTTTACAATCATGGAATACAATCGTGTGTTAAAGCAAGGTAGTAAGATGTATATTGAGGTACCGGCTCCTGATTGTGAAAGAAGGCACGAATATAACTTGAATCACTACAGCATCTTGGGTGAAAATCAATTAGTAGCACTGCTAACTCGTTGCGGTTTCAATATCAATGAATTCAACAATTTAGAATTTGACATTGGTGGAACAAACCCAGACACAGGTGAAGATTTTAAAGCTAGAGAGAAGTTCTACTGTATAATGGTCACTAAACAAAGGCCTCTAGATATCAAGTAAGTAGATGACCAAAAGATTTTTTACAAATTATTTTATTGGCGGCAGGGGAGATTTTTTAAATAATTGTTTATATACTGGTGCTAGAGACCAATATATAACCGGTCTATTGAATTCATATGCAAAATTACCACCACTTGCATTATGTGTGAAAACTCATGGAAAATTAGAAATATACACTAATATACCTAACTTTTCAAAAAAATTTAGTTCTTGGAAAGAATTGTTTATTAAGGCTAATAAACACAAGTTAGTAAAAATTAAAATAGTAGCCAATACCTTAATAGAAAAATTTGACCTAGCGTGGATGGCACTCAACAAGGTCCTTGTATATGACAGAGAACACATAATAACCCTAACACATGAAGAATTAAAATTACCTATTCCAGCAGAAAAACTTGATTACTCACTTTTCTGGATGTTTAATCTTGTATACACTACTTTGGATTTAATTCAAAATGAAGATAGTGAAGTGTTAGATGAATATGATTATATTGTAAATTTCAAGGATTTATTTGAGGTAGACTATATTGCATCACTGTTTCAACAAATTAATGGGAAGCCAATGACTAGTGAAAGATATAATAGTATAGTTAAAAACATAAAAATGCAAGACCGTCTTTCTACTAGTGAATATAGATTAACAGTTTTTGAAAAATATGATGAATTTCTTCAAAATTTAAGATAAGCACTCTTAGGAGTGCTTATTTAATATCATTATTAAATTGCCCATATAAATACTCTTTATGAGTAAGCTATTAAGCAACGGACCATCATTAGTAAAAAATCCTTATACTAAAACAGTTTTTAAAACTGACATAGAACTACATGATTTTATAAAATGCTGTGACCCTGATACAGGTTATCTATATTTTATGGATAACTTCTTTATGATACAACACCCTACAAAGGGTAGTATGGTTTATCACCCGTGGCCCTATCAAAAACGATTAATCGAAACCTATCACAACTTTCGCTATTCAATTAGTTTAATGCCTCGACAATCAGGTAAATCAACTTCAGCGGCCGGATATCTACTCTGGTACGCCATGTTTGTGCCAGACAGTACTATCTTAGTTGCGGCACACAAATATACAGGTGCTCAGGAGATTATGCAACGTATCCGGTACGCATATGAGAACTGTCCTGACCACATTAAAGCAGGTGTAACAACATACAACAAAGGCTCATTAGACTTTGAAAATGGATCTCGTATTGTAAGTGCAACGACTACTGAAAACACTGGTCGTGGTATGTCTATTACACTATTATACTTAGATGAGTTTGCGTTCGTTAGACCAAGTATCGCTAAAGAATTCTGGACAGCTATTACTCCTACATTGTCAACTGGTGGTAAAGCTATTATTACAAGTACACCAAACAGTGATGAGGATCAGTTTGCTTATATTTGGAAGGGTGCTAACAAAACCGAAGATGACTTTGGTAATACAACTGAACTAGGTATAAACGGATTCAGAGCATATCGTGCTCACTGGAGTGAACAACCAGGTAGAGATCAAAAGTGGGCTGATGAAATAAAAGCACAGCTAGGTGAAGATCGTTTCAACCGAGAGATTGGTTGCGAATTTATTATTGCTGACGAAACATTAATCAACCCAAACACACTATTAATGATGGATGGTATTGAGCCTATCTTCCGTCAAGGACAAGTACGCTGGTATAAGAAACCTGTAAAAGGTAGTATATATGCAGTTGCACTAGATCCAAGTTTGGGTACAGGGGGCGACCCTGCCGCTATTCAAATCTTTGAAGCTAACACAACAAATCAGATTGGTGAATGGAAGCACAACAAAACTGATATTCCAAGTCAAGTTAAACTATTAGCACAGATTTGTAAGTACATTGGTGAATGTACAGGTGAGCCAAATAATATATATTACTCAGTTGAAAATAACAGCATCGGAGAAGCTGCTGTAGTTTCACTTCATGAATACGGTGAAAGCAACATACCGGGTATATTTTTAAGTGAAGTTGGTAAGCCAGGACGCAAAGGTTTTAACACAACTAACAAAAGCAAACTAGCAGCCTGTGCTAAGTTCAAGACACTTGTTGAGAGTAAAAAACTAAGGGTAAATAGTCGTAGTCTTATCAGTGAATTAAAGGCTTTTGTTGCTCATGGTGGTAGTTATGCGGCTAAAATTGGTGATACAGACGATTTGATTATGTCTAGCTTGTTGGCAGTTAGAATGATGCAACAGTTAAGTGATTATCACTTTGAATTAGAGAGTCAAATCAGAGACCATGATGAATTCATAGCTCCGTTACCCTTCTTTGCTGTGATAAGTTGATAAATACATTATGCCAAAAAATTCAGAATCTTTAAATCGCTCACTTTTCGACCTTTTACATAGTAAAGGGTATGATCCTACTATGTTAGATACTTCTGGTAAGGAGATCCCTACCCCAGAAGAAGCTGAAGTCTTTCAATTTGATTTTATCAAAGACGGAGAGAACTACGGAAAAGTCACCATATCAATTGATGGTGCTCATAAATTAATCATTTACTTTAATGACAAAGTAGCTGACAGTGAAAAAGAAGAAACAGGTTCAGGAGATGTATCTTGGTACCAATTACTAAATCAGTTAAAGCGTTTCGCACAATCATATCAATTGAGTTTTGAATTACGTAATGTAGACAATCTGAAGCATGACATGGCAAAAAGGGTATATATGAAGAAAAAAGAATCAGTACAAGAAGGTTACTATCCAATGGGCAAAAAAGCAAGTTACAGTGACAACGTTCCTAACGTAAAAATGATTATTCAACATAGTCGTCAAATTGAAGAAGGTGAGCAACGTTATCGCAACGTAGAGCGTATCTTTTTAGAGAATGAACAAGGTGAAAGATTTTTAGCACCTACAACTAAACCTGGTATCGCACGTGTGTATGCTAGACATATTGCCGAAGGTGGAAATCCTCATGATGAACGTTGGAATCACATTGGTAGTCTTTGTGAAGAATATCAAAAGATGGGTGCATTTGTTCGTGCTACTCGCAATGGTCAATTCAACGAATCAACTCAGCGTTTAGTTACTGAAGGTGTCAATCATTATCAACAACTGCGTGAGAATCTAAGCAAGTTAGCTGGACACCGTGGTTACAACGCCTACTTTGAAAGTTATACTCCAGCACTTATGGAAGATGAAGGTAGTATTGACTTAAGCGAAATGTTTATGTCTAGTAGCTTAGATCCTCGTATTGAATCAGTAATGCCAATATTAGCTAAACTAAGCAAGAACATTACTGAAATGGCTGAAGTAGATGAACTAACTGAATGGGCTGATAGTTTAATTGAAGGTGGTGGCGGTGGTGAAGCTAGTCAACAACCAGTAGAGCCAATAGTTAGTGAAGAAGAAAGCTTAACAAGTAATAATCCACAAGGTATTCCTGAAGACGAAGATGATTTAGATGAAGGTTTAGATCCAGAAAAAAAGGCAAGGCTCAATGACTTAATAGATGCATACACTGATGCAACCGATCCTGAATATATGGGTGATGATGACCATGAAGATATCATTGCACAGATTCGTGCAGAGTTTGGTGACAGAACTGCTAATAGTATAGCAAATGGTCCTAGTATGCATTTTCCTCGCCCGGGGTATTCAACGGGACATGACGATTTAGAATTCAAGCAGATGCGTAAAAACATGTCACCTAACAGAATTACTAAAACAGGTAAACTTCACAAACAAGATAGTGATGCAATGAAGCGTGATATTAAGAACAAATTTGAAGTTGAAGAAGGTGTGTTAGACACACTAAAGAAAGTTGGCGGCAAAGTGTTAGACAAATTAGGTCATGAAGATGACGTATTAAAAGACCTACAAAAGAAAGCCGGTATACCATCTCATGCACAACATGGTAAGCCTAACATGGCTCATCCTAAAGATGAAGAACGCATTGAAGAAGTTGACATGGGTCAAGCTGACAGTTCATTAAGAAGTGAACCAAAGCAAAATCATGATAAGATGGATCACTTTACTGCGTTAGGCAAAGCCTCAAAAAAATTAGGACACGCCCATTACATGGATGTGCCTGATGACAAACTTGAAGCACTTAGAGCAATGGTTAAAAGATTCAGAGCCGGGGAAACAGTTGAAGAAGCTGAAACACCTACTCACAAAGGTGGTAAAGTCATACGCAAAGATGGTGTAACTAAACATCAATCTGGTGCCGGAGTATACGGTGGATATGATGATACAACACATCCTGATAGTCCAGAAGAAAAACATGCTGAACAGCCTGGAAGAAAAACTGGACACAGTACTGATCAAATAAAGAAATTTAAATTTAATGAGGGTGAAGGTAATTTTGCCAAAGCAATGGATACACTAGGCGGCTGGCACCAAGAACAAAATGACGAAGGTCAAGAAGTTTTCTACTTTGATGATCGTGAAGGCGGTTACTATGCAGATGGTGTTGTTCGTCATAATCCACAAACTGGCAAAATTTCTATCGACTTTGAAGATAAGTCAGGTGATTACGGGGGTGATATCAAAGGAACATTCAGTTCCATTGGGGATGCTATGAACATATTAAGAGGAACTTTTATAGCAAGGCATGGCGGCGGCGAAGCACACAACTTTGATACATTAGGTGGAAGAAGTATAGCAGGCCCTAATGATGTATATAAAACAGATAGGGCAGGTAAAAAAGGTACATTGACTAAATCTCGTATGGATGGCATGAAAATGTCTAGCCCATACAGTATGCGCGGTGGACCTAAAGGTGTACTACCAGAAGAGGCGTTGAGTGAAATGGACAAGAACCAAACACCTTCAGGACGTGACGGTAGCGGTGCCAGTCACGGCACATACGGTTCTAGAGACAAAAAAGATCCAGATGCTGGTAAGAAGCAATATACAGCTAAAGGAATTACCGCCAAGCAAGCAACTACGGACGCCACTGATATGTTAAACAAGGCATTTAAGGGTGTAGACAACAAGAAAGATGTGAAAGAGGGTCAAGAAGACCTGGACACAATCAGAAGATTGTTGGGTAAATAAGTACTCAAAAAACCGCACTTTTTTGTGCGGTTTCCCACATCCATGATAAATACTATTGACATTAGTGAAAGCATTTGCTATACTTACACTTGTGTTAGACATTCATGGTGAGTGTCGAATATAAAACAAGAGACCATCTCAATTTATTAAGGAAATATATCATGGCATCATTAGCAGACATTCGTGCTCGTATCGCAGCACAAGACAACAAATCAACTAACAAGGGTTCTAACACCCAATCTGATAATTCAGTTTACGCACACTGGAACATGGACGAAGGCACTACTGCTAGTATTCGTTTCTTACCAGACGGTGATTCAAAGAATGATTTCTTCTGGGTCGAAAAACAAATTATCAAACTTCCATTCAATGGCGTCAAGGGTGATCCTAACGTTAAACGTGTTGAAGTACAAGTCCCATGCGTAGAAATGTATGGTGACAACTGCCCTATCTTGGCAGAAGTTCGTCCTTGGTATAAAGACGAAACATTAAAAGAAATGGCTAACAAATATTGGAAGAAACGTAGTTATCTATTTCAGGGCTTTGTTCGTCAAAACCCATTGGGTGATGACAAGACTCCTGCAAATCCTATTCGTAGATTCATCATCAGCCCACAAATCATTCCAATCGTTAAAGCTGGACTGATGGACCCAGAGATTGAAGAATTGCCAACAGACTTGTTACGTGGTCTTGATTTTAATATCAAGAAAACAAGCAAAGGAGGTTATGCAGATTACTCAACTAGTAACTGGGCACGTAAAGAATCTCCACTTACAGAAACAGAACAAGCAGCTATTGCAGCACATGGTTTGTTCAACTTGAAAGACTTCTTACCTAAAAAGCCCGGCGAAGCAGAATTGCGTATCATCAAGGAAATGTTTGAAGCAAGTGTTGATGGACAACCATACGACAATGAACGTTGGGGACAATACTATCGTCCATGGGGACTTGAAGCACCTGCAGGCACAACAGCGGCCCAAACATCAGCTACTACTGAAACTAGAGCACCCGCGACTGCACCCGTAGCAGCAGCTTCAACTGCACCCTGGGAAGCTGATGCAGAAGAGGCAGCAAATGCCCCTATCACTATCCCTAAAGCAACGTCAAGTGACAAAGCACAAGACATTCTAGCCCTTATTAAGGCTAGACAAAACAAGTCTTAATTGAATGGGGCTACGGCCCCTTCTCTCGGAGAATATCATGACACTACCAGATGAACGCTACCGTGCCCTAAAGCAGGGTAAAAAGTTATTAGAAGAACTATGCGACCCAGGTCGTACACCACGAGTACCTAGCTTAATCAGAGACAGAGCAAGAACCGCATTAAGACATTTTCCTAACGATTTTGAATTAGAACGTATTGCAGATAATTGTCCAGAGTATCTTGACAAAGTATCATTTTCTGATAGACTAGTAGCATCACGACATAATTAATAAGGAAACACAAATGGCTAAGCCCTTTGATATAAGTAAGTTCCGCAAGGACATTACAAAGTCCATTGACGGACTTTCGATAGGATTCAATGATCCTACTGATTGGATTAGTACAGGCAACTATGCACTGAACTATCTTATTAGTGGTGATTTCAACAAAGGCGTACCACTAGGTAAAGTTACAGTATTCGCAGGCGAATCAGGTGCAGGTAAAAGTTTTATCTGTTCAGGTAACATAGTACGTCACGCACAAGAACAAGGCATCTACGTTGTTTTAATTGACACAGAGAACGCACTTGACGAAGCATGGTTACACGCATTGGGTGTATCTACTGCTGATGACAAATTACTCAAATTGAACATGGCAATGATTGACGATGTTGCTAAAACAATTAGTGAATTTATGAAGTCTTATAAAATATTACCAATTGATGAGAAACCAAAAGTTTTGTTCGTCATTGATTCACTTGGTATGTTATTGACACCAACTGACGTTAATCAGTTTGAAGCAGGTGATATGAAAGGTGACATGGGTCGTAAGCCTAAAGCACTGACAAGTCTTGTTCGTAACTGTGTTAATATGTTTGGCAGTCACAATGTTGGATTAGTTTGTACTAATCACACATATGCAAGTCAGGATATGTTTGACCCAGATGACAAAATCAGTGGTGGACAAGGTTTCGTATACGCTAGTAGCATTGTTGTTGCTATGAAGAAATTGAAACTGAAAGAAGATGAAGACGGTAACAAGGTTAGTGATGTACGTGGCATTCGTGCCGCTTGTAAAATTATGAAAACTCGTTATGCTAAACCTTTTGAAAGTGTACAAGTTAAGATTCCGTATGAAACAGGTATGAGTCCTTATTCAGGTATGCTTGACATGATTGAAAAATCTGAACTTGTTAAGAAAGAAGGCAACAGTCTTGTTTACACTACACTTGATGGTGAAATCATTAAGAAATTTCGCAAAGCTTGGGAAGCAAACATTGATGGTTGCTTAGACAAAGTTATGAGTGAGTACAGTGAAAAATCAAATTCTAAGATAAGTAATGTAACACCGGAGGAGGAGGTTATAGTATGAGCTTAGATTTTGTTGTTGAAGTTTGGGACGCATTGCGTTCTCATATTGATTTAAATGACCGTAGTGATGCGGCAGATTCGTTAGTTAATCTACTGATTGATAATAATTACGAAGCCAATGATATCAAAGATGTGTTTAAGGGTGAAAAAGAAGTGCTTACAGCATTGAAAGATTACCTTGCACAACATGATATTGAGGATGATTATGAAGAATACGAAGATGACGAATCAGATGACGAATGGAACTAAATGAACTGGTATTCCAGAATCACGGACAACTTGTCCGTGATACCTGACTTCATTACACATTATGAGTCAGAATTAATTTCGGCTAAAAGCGAGGTTAAGATTCAAGGCAACGTTGAAAAAAACATTGCTGCTATACCCGGAGTAACTGAACATCGTTTCAATCAACTACAGGAGATTGAAGCGGTGCTTCAATACTTGAATCTTCAATTACGGAAAATTCGCCGAAAACATTTTCAAAAATATTTAGAAGCGTATAATAGAGCATTAAGTGATAGAACAGCCGAAAAGTACGTAGAGGGTGAAGATGAGGTTATTGATATGGAAACAATCATTAACGAAGTCGCACTGTTACGTAATCGATGGCTGGGCATCATGAAGGGTCTTGAAGCCAAACAGTGGCAGATGGGACATATCGTGCGACTACGCACAGCTGGAATGGAAGATATTACAATTGGCTAATTCAAATATAAACAAACAACGTGCAAACATATTTAACGGTGGAAATCTATTAAACAATAGTATCAGTACAAGCAATTCATCAAGGTCGATATATACTAATGCGACTACCGGAACAATCAGTATGTCAGCCTTACAACTATCAACTTGGGAAACAGATTCGGATATTAAAAGATATCAAGTATTTGAAATTAAAGAAGACTTGCTTGCACTAAGTTGTGCATGGCAGCGTATTCGTACAGAACGTAAAGAAGGTCAAATTTATATTACTATTACAAAATTAACTGACCCTGAGTTGTTCAAACAATTGACACAAGAGGATCATGCCAAGGCTGCACAAGTACGTGACTATTACAGCAAGAAAATTATGTTGTGGAAACTTAAAGGTGAAAGTCTCTCAAAGTTTCGTGAGGACATGAATACATTTATTCATACTGACGGCAAAGTATTCAAAGAAGATATGCAGCCACTGGCATATCGTCTACCTGAATTCTATGACTATGATATAGATTTTGATATGCTATCAAATGAATATAACAAAAAAGTTAGTCAAGGTACACAGAATGAAGTTGGTGGAAAACGACTTAAGTTAGTCAAAACATTTGTTGTTAGCAAGAAACATACTAAGCGCAAAGAATATTGGTTTAGGGATGACAACAATGATTTAGTGTCATTATCAATTGGTCTTGATAATCCATTACTTTCATTGTTAGATATTTGCACACAAAATACAATCAAAGTAAATGCTATCTATACTAAAAAGTCCCGAGACAACAGCGAATATTTGGTTGCAAATAAATTCAAGTTTGTTTGATTTAATAAATATGACTAATGGATCAATATCAATTAGTTTCACGTTGGTTACAAGGTTTTATACCCGGTAAGATATTGCCTTGGCAGATAGACCTAGACACTACTAACATCTGCAATCAGGCCTGTTTCTACTGCAACACCGAGCAATTTAGAAATGACATGCCGGTGTACCAGTCTATAGAACAATATCTCAACTTAATAAACAAACTACACTCATGGCGTCAATACGATAGTAATATCATTGGAACCTTGAGTAATGTTATCTTTACAGGTGGAGGAGAACCTACTCTACTACCGGGCTATGAAACACTATTAGAGGATGTAATTGACAAAGGCTATGTTGCCGCAATGAACACAAATGGCACAAAACTGCACAGGGTGTTAGGTATAAGTACAGACAAACTAAAACGAATGGCTTATTTGGGCCTTGACATTGACAGCGGTAATCCGGAAACATACGAACTAATTCGCAAAAGTAAAATGTCAGAAAGTCCCTTTGAACGTGTAAAAGAAACTGCTAAAGAATTATGTAGCAGGGGAGTTCCGTTAGATATTAAGATATTATTAATGGAACAGAACACAACTGAGATTGAACTCAACAGTATATTTCAATATGCAAAAGATGTTGGTGCAAGATCAGTGCATCTACGACCAATGGTATTGAATGGTCATAGTTATGTATTGACTGAGCAAGTAGCAGAACTAATCAAAACTATCAGCTATAAATATGAAATTAAAGCAGACGTTGCATTAGGTAGATATGAAGAACGACAATACAAACGTTGCCACCAATTCTTTTTGTTCCCTAGTTTCTGTGCTGACGGAAACATCTATCTATGCTGCGAATATAAAGGACGTGAAGACACAAAATTAGGATCTTGGCTTACTGATGATTTTAGAGATTTGTGGTGTAGTGATAAACACAAAGAAATTTATAATAATTTTTTAACTAGTTTCTGTAAACCATGTAGACCCAATATAACTAATAATCGCATTCAACATTCACTTAATGATTATAGTCAGGTAATCAAGGGATTTATTTAATTTATTTTATTTTTATCCAGATATTTGTTCAATCTATACCAAAAATTATCACGCATATTATCAGGATAAAACTTTTTTATCATATTATAATTATGAGTTGTAACTAACATAGATTTATAGAAAAACTTTTTCTTTTCTAATTCACTCCATTGATTTATAAATTTACATAATTCTACTATTTTCAATAATCGTTCATTTGAATCTTCAATATTATCATAACTTTCATCCCAAAAATCACTGAATGTTTTATAACCCAATTCTCTTAATTTCTCTAATGTTTTATATGGTCCTACTAAAATAAAAGGATGTCGATGAATCATTGGTTTAAATATTTTTTCTGTATTAAAAATATCGTTAGTCTCAAAATTGGTTTCAGTAACTACACTTATTAAACTAGATTGATAATATGTATCAATGGGTCCAAATAAATCTGCCATTCTCTCTACACCTTTAGCACTATCTACCTCTAGTTTTAACGGTAATATTTCCTCTATAGAATCTATCTGTTCAATAGATATGCCTAATCTATCCATTAACTTAATATTAATATAATCTCTAAGATGATATGGTATATCTTCATCTTGTTCAAATCCTGATTTATTATTCATAGTATAAAAACTATCTTTAAGTAAATCATTTATAGTCCATAATATAAATAAGTTTTTTCTATGTGGTCTTTGACGATTATTTAAACACAAAAATGTTTTTTCAATAGTATTATAATTTATATTTTTTGGTAAAGTAACTAACCCAAATCTATTAACATGCATATCATAATTTCTACTAGTATGCCATTCAAAATATTCTATACATGATATATTCATTGCTTTTGCAAAGGTAATTCCTTTTCTGAAACAATAATCTTTATATATTTCTTTTCCGTTATTACTTCCGGTTTGAAATATAACTTTTCTTAAAGGAATATTTTTACTTAAAAGGTATGAATGTATAGTATTTAATATACTATCAATCATTACGGATTCATGTCCTAAATCTAAAAACAAAAATCCATTTCTACCGCATATACCATTAAATGTGTTTAATGACATTGAAGTAGATGATAAGATATCAATTTCTGGATTGTTTGGCCACTCATCTATGTTTAATCCTATTTGTAATGGATATATGAAATTATCATGTTCTTTTAATGTTATTGATGGCACACATTCATAACCAGGTATTTTATCAAAAAATTCATAATTTCCATTATCAACTTCTAATTCTAAAAATGGTTTATTAAAATTTTGATTATTAAGCAATGGGTAATTAGCCGCCCAATAATCAAATGCTACTAGTATTCTACTCATAGATAATATTTATGATAGGTTGCTAAGGTTGACAATAAATGGGCATTGTGCTATAATAGAGTCTTATTCAGTCAAAAGGAGTTGTTCATGGGTTACAAAGTTATTGCTGACAAGTATCAGATGGATCAAATGCGTACCAAGTATGGTCCACGCAAGGGCCTTGAAGGACCGTTCAATTTCTCCGGTAGAGTGTTGTATTATGACAACAAAGAGGGTCAGTACTACGATCCTACTACTGACTTTTATGTTGAACAGAGTGAAATGGACCTAATTCATGCTCAATTGATTGCCAAAATTTGACAATAAATGGGCATTGTGCTATAATACTTGTATTGAATAACAAAACGGAGTTAAAGAATGCGTAATAAAAAAGTACTCAAATTAGAACAGGCTATCAATACTTTGGAATATACAAAGTTCCAGATTAAGGAAGCACTGGGTGATACTGAATCCTACCAAATGTCTGCCTCCCAAATTGATGAAATGATTGAAAAACTGAACAGTGATATTGCTAGCCTGTAACAGGTTGACAATAAATCAATTTGGGTGTATAATAGAATCTTAGACAGTAAAGAAAAGGACTACGAAATGACTACAGAATTCAAATCTTGGGAAGAGTTGACACAATTGGAACAGGCTCATGCTACATATTGGGACATGTACAAGGATGCTTACGGCGTTCGTCCCCGTGGTATTGATACCTCAACTTGGACGCTTGCTGAGTTTGAAGTTGAGTTCGTAGTCCTCGGCCAAGCTATTGAAGCTGAAGAAAAGGTCCGCAAAGAGGCACAAGCCCGCGCTATTGTGGAGTTTGAAAGCCGTGTTACAAATCTCATGCACAACGGTACTAGCCGTGAGCGTGTTATTGCATGGTTGATGGATGCTGAAAGTGCTAACGGAGATTTTGAGTACTTTTGTTATACACAGGGCTTGCCCTATCAGTATTTTCGTAAGGTAGCATAATTTGATAATAAATGGGTATTGTGCTATAATAGAGTCTTATTCAGTCAAGTAAAGGAAACAAATGACAAGCATCGTTCGTATCACTAGTGGTTCTTATCGCAAAGATACTATCAAAGGTGAAGTGTTCACTCTGGTAAAAGGTTATCAACTAGGTTCTAAAGGTGGTTTTGTGACAGTAAAAAATGAAGGTCAGTTCCCCGGTCGCGGTCCTCAAGTTCGTGTTAATGTTGACAATCAATCAATGATTGAATTTGTGTCAGGTCGTGATAGTGTCAAAGCAGAGACACCTAAAGAAACTGAAACAGAAGCAATGGACCGTATTGCATCACGTTTTGCAGTGCTTGATGAAATGTCTAAGGCATGTATCAGTGGTGAAATTCGTGCTATGATTGTGACAGGTCCTGCAGGTATTGGTAAGTCACACGGTGTGAACATTCAAATGGAAAAAGCAAGTATGTTTGACAGACTTGCTAGCAAAAAGGTTCGCTTTGAAGTTGTCAAAGGTGCAATGTCAGGTATTGGCTTGTTTGCTAAGTTGTACAAATTTAGTGATGCTAAAAATGTATTGGTATTTGATGATTGTGATATCTGGGAAGATCAGGATGCATTGAACGTACTAAAAGGTGCGTTAGATTCAGGCAAGACACGTAGAATTTCGTGGAACAAAGATTCACGTATTTTGCGTGAAGAAGGTATTCCTAACAGTTTCAACTTCAACGGTTCTGTAATTTTCATCACAAACAAATCGTTTGATGCTAAGAAAGCCGGCAAGATGCAACCTCACTTGGATGCATTGCAAAGTCGTTGTCACTTTTTGGACCTGACAGTTGATAGTGAGCGTGACAAAATGTTGCGTATCAAGCAAGTGCATCGTGATGCCGATGGTGGGTTGTTTGCTGAATATGATTTCACGCAAGAACAGACAGACGAAATTATGTCGTTCATCTGGGACAATCACAATAAATTGCGTGAGGTGTCCTTGCGTATGTGTTTGAAAGTTGCAGACTTGGTTAAGATTAGTGCTAACTGGCGGTCACTTGCACAGGCGACTTGTATGAAAGGTTAACCCCTGCAGTGTGCGTAGAGGCAATGTCAATAAGCCCTCTTCGATAAGTTTCTTCATAGCGACTCTCTTTCGGGGAACTTAGGTTCCCCTTTTTTTGCCTTTAAATTTGCTTTTTGTGTAGTGTCCTGTTATAATCTCAAGATGGATTTTAAAAACCTTGATGATGTTGCAACTTGGATGCTCAGTAATATTAGACTAAGCAGATATGATGACCAATTTGTAAACAACCTTACCCTTTATATTATACAGAACAATAGGATCACTAGTAACCAACATGCACTGTTTAAAAAGGTTGCTGGTAAATATGTTAAACAATTTAACCATTATAAAATCAATGTAAGTGATATTGTAAATCTACCTTGGAGTGTTTCTGTTGTTGAATCTACTCCCGAACACACAAGTGCTTCAATTACGATTGAGGGCAATGACATAATCTTTAAGTCACCCTATAATAAAAACTTCATTTCAGCATACAGAAAAAATTCAATCTATTCAATGATTTGGGATAAAGACAAGCGACAATATAATCTAAAGTATAGTCCTACAGTGTTGCGTGACTTAATGTACATGTCAGCAGAATACTATGAGGTTGTTAGATATTGTCCTATCACTACTGATATTATAACCAAGTTGGGTGAGTATGAATCAATGAAATATTGGACACCCACACTCACATATCATAACGGGTTATACTGTATTAAGGCTATAAATACAAATCTATACGAAGCAATCAAAGATATACCCATTAATGATGACTTAAAAACAATAGCCATACTAGTAAAGTACGGTGTCAAGATTGACGATTCTGTAATCAATCATTTTAATGAAACAACTGATCCAGTCAAAGTAGTGTTTGCCTCAACATTTCACGTTGAGTTTGAAATAAAAGAAATAGATACAGCAGTTAAATGGTTGGCAGAATTTGGATGTGATGGTATTAGTGAACCCAAATCATTACTAAAGTCTTGGGTGTCATTAGTTGATATTAATACACCTCCTAAAGACTTGCACAAGTACAGTAATCCTGCTATAATATATCATAAAGGAACACTATCAGTATTTACAACAAGTGAATATAAAAATGCAAAATTATTAAAGATAGTCAAGTGTGTAAATTCAGAACCAATAGATTTAGGACCTAAATGAAAGAATGTAAATTAATAATAAAAGATGAAGTCAATGTAAAGATTGAAGGTCTTGAACTTGGTGATCGCAAAACACTAATGAAAATGTTTGAGTTTGAAGTTCCGGGCGCAAGGTATCTTCCTGCAGTAAAGTTGGGTAGATGGAATGGCAAGAGCAGTTACTTTGCCTTAGGTGGTAGCACATATATTAACTTGCTCCCAGAAATTCTTCCATTACTTGACCAAGCAGGTTATGATATTGAACTAGAAGATACTAGAGACTATCAAACAGTATTCAGTTTTACTGAAGTGTCCGAGGATACATTCAAACATAAGAACTGGCCTAAGGGTCATCCAATAGAGGGTCAACCAGTTATATTGCGTGACTATCAGATTGAGATTATCAATAACTATCTAAAGAACCTACAAGCATTGCAAGAGATTGCAACTGGTGCAGGTAAGACACTAATCACAGCCGCACTGTCAAATTGTATAGAACAATATGGACGTAGTATTGTTATTGTTCCTAACACAAGTCTTGTTACACAGACTGAGAAAGACTATATCAACTTGGGTCTAGATGTAGGTGTATATTACGGTGGACGAAAAGAGTACGAAAAAACACATACAATTTGCACTTGGCAAAGTCTTGGTAACATGTTGAAGAACACTAAAGCAGGAGAAGCCGAAGTACCATTTCAAGACTTTATTGAAGGTGTTGTATGTGTTATTGTTGATGAAGTACACCAAGCAAAGGCTGATGTTCTTAAATCATTACTAACAGGTGTGATGAGTCAGATTCCAATTCGTTGGGGATTAACTGGTACTATTCCAAAAGCTAAACATGAATCAATGTCATTGACTGTAAGCTTGGGTCCAGTTATCAATCAATTGGCAGCAAGTACATTACAAGAGAGGGGTGTGTTGTCACAATGCCATGTGAATATTGTTCAACTACAAGATAATATGGAGTTTACAAACTATCAGAGTGAACTTAAATTTTTAACCAGTGATGACAAACGAATGCAAAAGATTGCTGAATTAGCCAAGACAGTTAAGGATACAGGTAACACATTGATATTGGTTGATCGTATTGAAGCAGGCAAGCTTATACATCTTAAACTAGAAGAACTAGGTGTAGCAGAAGAAAATGTCGTGTTTGTGTCAGGTGGTACTAAGGGTACAACAAGAACAGAACATTATGAAGACATTGCCACTGCTACTAACAAGATTATCATTGCTACATATGGTGTTGCCGCAGTTGGTATCAACATTCCTCGTATCTTTAATGTTATGCTATTAGAACCGGGTAAGAGTTTCGTTCGTGTTATTCAAAGTATCGGCCGTGGTATTCGTAAAGCAGAAGACAAAGACCACGTCATGATATGGGATCTAACTAGTTCATGTAAATTTGCTAAAAGGCATTTGACTCAGCGTAAAGCATTTTATAAAGAGGCTTCATACCCGTTTGATGTTGAAAAATTGAAATATAAATGATACAATAACAAAATGCGTATATTAACCCTAGACAACGAATTCTATAACCTAGAAACACTCCCCGAAGAAATTGATGACTTGAGGTTTGCTATTTTAGATAATAGTAACCCTACTAATGTAGACTATCATTATATTCCGTTAATCTTTTTAGAATCATTCAATAGCCCTGCTCTTGTATTAAAAATTGGTAAGAACACAATCAAGATGCCAGTAGATTGGCAGATACTGATTGGTGAACAAGAACATGGTGATTTAGAAACACTACCATTAACAAGTATCAACGACAGAGGTTTCAATGCGTTTGAGTTCAATCCACTTACTAGCTTTAGCCCAACGTTCTTGCCCATTGAGATAGTAGACATTTACCATGATGTAACCTGGTATGCACCACGATTAAAGAATGGTCAGTTCTTGTGTGTACCACTTGAAGATGGACTTAAACCTAGATGTGTTTATTTTGTAAAAGAAATTAGTCGTAATTGTGAAATTGTAGATTATAGTCAGGCGTTTTAATATGTTAGATTGTTTAATTTTAGGCGATAGTATCGCAGTTGGTATAGCACAGCATCGTCCTGAATGTCAAGTCATTGCTAAGGTAGGCATCAATAGTAAAAATTGGGTTAACAAAAACATCACTAAAGAATTATCAGCAGACACTGTAATCATTAGTTTAGGTAGCAACGATTATAAAAAGATAAACACATTGAAAGAGTTGTTTACTATTCGTCAAGTTGTTACTGCTAAACATGTATACTGGATCGTCCCTGCTATCAAGCCCGAGATACAAGAAATGGTTGACATTGTAGCAGATAAATTTGAGGATAAAGTTATATACATTAACAAAGTATCTAGTGACGGAGTACATCCAACATCTACTGAATACAAAAGAATGGCAGGGGTTACCAAATAATGGCAACTAAAAAAGCTAAAGTAGCTATACCGGCAGACGAGAAACTAGAAAATCAAGACTTTCCTCTGTTTGATGCACTCGCAGCATTGGACAAGAAAGACTATGGTTACTATGACAGACTGTCAGAAGTACAACAGAAAAAGTTTGTCCCGTTCATGCTTATCAAATACATGAGTTACATAAAAGGATCAGGTGATATCGCAGGATATTATATACGTAGTACGGATTATTACGCCAACAAATACTTCTTTAATGAAAACATTATGAAGAATCCCAAGCTTCAATGGTTGATGTTGTGTGCAGCTAGCCCGGGATTAGGTAAACAATTTCATCCCTGGATCCCCCAAATCAAAGAGAAGGTTAGTTCATTCAAAGAGAATGCTCAACTAAAAGAAATAAAAGAATTTTACACAAAAGTTTATCCTAAAGCAGACAATGAATCTATCACAGAGATATCAAAAGTATTTGTTCAGGAACAACGAAAGAAAGTATATTTCGCAGAGTTATATCCAGCATTAAAAATCTCAGACATTGAAGTATTAAGTCAAACGGTAACAGATGAAGAAATTGAAGAATACGAAAGAGAACGCGGTAACGGCTGAGTTTAGTTGCGAGTTCTGCAAAAGTAAGTTTGTCAGAGAATCGACCATGATGACCCACATTTGCGAAACTAAGCGTAGATGGTTGAACAAGGATCTTCAAGGTAATCGTTTTGCTTTTCAGGTGTTTGTTCAATTCTATCAAAAGAATAGTGTAAGCAAGAAGCCAAAATCATACGAAGAATTTATTAAGAGTGTTTACTACACAGCCTTTACAAAGTTTGGTAACTATTGTGTAAATATTAATGCAATTAACATTCTACGATTCAGTGATTGGTTGATTAAGAATCAAATTCGTATTGACACATGGTGTAGTGATTCGGTGTATACTAAATATTTGATTGAACATTTACGTAATGAAGATCCATTAGATGCGATTCATCGTAGTGTAGAAACTACAATCAAGTTAGCAACCGATGAAACAATTCAACCAAAAGATGTGTTGAGATATGTTAATGCTAACAAGGTATGTCAGTATATTGCTAATGGTAAATTAAGCCCATGGATATTGTATCAGAGTAATAGCGGGGTAGAGTTCCTAGACACATTGAATGAAACACAAGTAAAGATGATACTAGACTACATTAATCCAGAACAATGGGCTATCAAGTTTAAACGAGAACCGGAAAATGTTAAACAAGTCAAAGAGTTATTGGGTGCCGGCGGATACTAAAGAAAAGTATGTAGCAGTTGTCCCTTATAAAATTAATTGGAGTGAAGCCTGTGTTTGGTTAATGGAACATGTAGGCCTACCCGGTCAACAATATTACATACATCACGGTGCAACTGAAATGACCGTGCGCTTCAAAAAAGAACAAGATTACATTTGGTTTGTGTTGAGGTGGGCATGAAGTTAAGTGAAAGTAATGTGTTTGGTGAAAAACATTACACAGTTGATCCTGAGATAAAAGCCTATGAGCCTTATTTGTATCATCAAGATTGGCACGATATGGAAAATTGGTGTATCAAGACATTTGGTTGTACACCTGCAAATGGTGTTTGGGAACCACATGGTAGATGGTACATGAATAACAGTAAGTTTTGGTTCAAAGAGAAAAAAGATTTAGAATGGTTCATAATCAGATGGACATGAGAGTTCAAAACTTTGACCAACATCGTGATTGGGAAGAAACTGATCCGGGTTGGCATGAATATGAAATACATGTTCGAATGGATTTTCCCTTATCATATGAAGAAGTATTAGAATGGCTGTATAATAGAATAGATAACTGTGAGCGCCATGCTAGATGGCGAATCACTAGAGGGCTTATACAACTTAAATTTAGGTATGAGCGTGATGTAATACTATGTAAATTGAGTTTTTAATGAATATTGAACAAGAGATGCTAGATAAACTATCAAGTGATATGGCTAGAGAAATGGATTATGATATAATAATTGATGTGTTAAAATACATAAGGGTAGAATTAGCACCATTTGATAGTCGTTATCACGCTGTTGATATTGAAAACTGGTGTAATGATAATTGTACGGGCGAGTATAGGAATTATGGTGTTAAATTTGCTTTTGAAAAAGCCCAAGACGCTGAGTGGTTCATCTTGAGGTGGAAGTGATAAAGATAACATTACCTCGTAACCATCTTTCTAGTGAACAAGAACAATGGCTTGCTAAGAATGTAGGGCCACGAATGCACTATACACATGCTAGTATAGGTGGACAAGGCTGGTTAGCAAAAACAGAATGGGATTCGGGTATGGTAAATAAAACATGGTATCTTACATTAGAAGATGAACGTTACGCCACTCTCTTTACATTAATGTTTGCCTCATGATTAGAATTACAGTTAAAGACAAGTCAGTAAATGATATCATGGATATAGTTAAAGAATTACGAAGTAAGGGATATGTTCAGGGAACTGATTATGACTTTGCGTATTATAAAACTAAATGGGATGATATGATAGGAGAAGTTCCTAAACAAACAATCTTTACTTTTTACAAAGATGAACTAGCTACTTGGTTCGAGCTATTATACAAATGACTACTATACCGCATCTACAAGATTACGATGACGATGATCCTAATATAAATTTTCGCAAGAAAAGATGGGACTATTGGGCCGCATTGAAAAAAGTTCGTGTTGAGTATATGCAGGATGCCAAGAATGGTCAATTTGATGCGTTTGATTTTGAAGATTATATAGAAGAAAAGTATGGCATTAAGATGCAGATAGTCAATGGTAATATAACAGATGGATATAAAATCATGGACGAAAAGAAATACATTGTGTTTCTACTGAAATTTCAATGAACAACTCACCTTTCATCATAAACGATTTACCAAACAACAATTGGGTAGTAACGTGGCCTACATTTAAAAACATTAGAGATAGTGTATCTAATATAAAATTGTTAGATATATTGTTTGGTGAAGTAAAATGTAACCAAGCAGGATTAGCAATAATGCTTAACAGTGGTGAGTATGATACATTATGGATTGATGCTATAGAGTGGTATCAAGATACTAGACATGAATACGGTGATTACTTAGAACAGATGTATGAGATTAGAGGAGCGGTGTTTCACGAAGAAAGTGAAGCAAGAAAATTTCAAGACATACTAGAAAAAAAATATGTATGGAAAATATTAAAGGCATAACATGGATGTAATGATTGACATTGAATCACTAGACACAACACCAGACTGTGTGATTCTAACTATTGGTGCAGTATTATTTGACCCACGTGGTCATGGCATTATTGATAAGATTGAGATTCGACCTACGATTGAGGATCAAACAGAAAAATACAATCGTAGTATCAACGATGCTACAATGGAATGGTGGGGTAAGCAAAGTCTAGAAGCAATTGAAGAAGCTATGGGCGACAGAGACCGTGTATCATTTGAACAAGCAATGAATCAACTATATAAGTTCTGTTGGAATCGTAGCAAGTGTGCATGGAGTAACGGAGCAAGCTTTGATGTAGTAGTCATGGATCATGCTTGGAAACAACTTGGTAAGAACACACCCTGGAACTTTTGGGATATCAGAGATACACGAACACTATATGATATTACTAATGTGAATTTAAAAGACGGTGGACATGTCACTACACACAAAGCGGTAGAAGATGCAGAACGACAGGCAATGGTCGTTCAACAAGGTTATGTAAAATTGATTAAAGCCGGACTGGTACTATCACGATGAAAATTGATTCAGACATTGATATTGACTTTGGCTCAAGGGATGATTTATTGAAGTTGATACCTCACACTAGGGCTGCAATGCGTAATGTTAATCCTATACGTCATCATGCTACTGGTGTGTATGTCACTGATATCCCCTATGATCCTGTAAGGGATATGGCAAGCATAGATTATGTTGAAGCAGACAAAAGAGGATATTTTAAACTAGATTTATTGAATGTTCATGTATATAATCAAGTACGTGATGAAAATCATTTGATAGAGTTGATGATAGATCCCAATTGGTCTAAGTTAAATGACAGAGTATTTGTTGAAAAACTAATTCATCTGGGCAATCACTATCAATCTATTCAGAAGATGCCTGAACCTGTCAATAGTATCCCTAGACTAGCAATGTTTTTAGCATTGATTAGACCGGCAAAGAAACATTTGATTGGGAAGAATTGGAAAGAAGTGAGTCAGACTGTGTGGGACAAGGGAGATGATGGATATGCCTTTAAGAAGGCACATGCAATTGGTTATGCATGGTTAGTTGCAGTTCACATGAACTTACTTACTGCATCCTTCGTACAAGAGTGATACTGCGGCGTTTTGTTCTGCGTTTATGTAGTTCACTGATACTACAAGCAGGACCATGAACAATAGTCAATGTTTTGTTGTGAAATGTTCTTATATAGGGCTTGAAAATAATCCAGTCGTCCTTAAGAAACAAATTAATAGGAATCAATCTGTTAGATTCCCACCACCATATATCACCTAATTCTAAGAATTTCTCCTTAATTAAGGGGTCTACTATTGCACCATAATCATAGATAGTGGTGACAACATCATCCCTGTTTTGAACAATTCCTACATAATCCTGATTAGCGTAGGAACATATAGTGATGAAAGGATGATTTTCGCTTAGTTTTTTGAAAAATTCGTTTTGAATCATTAGTATTATATTGACCGAAATATTTATCATTGGGTGAGTGGTTAATATATTTTGATAAATATCAGTATGTACTCAACTCAAGTATTCGTTTATACGCAGCGACAAATCGTTATTCTTTTATCAGGAACTTCTCCTAGGAGCTATATGCCTCAGTATGCCAAACCTTTAACTCTACACAAAGGTGTAGACAATCAAATTCAGTTTCAGTTCTTGAACCAAGAACAAAAACCTGTTAATATTACAGGTAAGGAGATTACAGTAAGAATTATTAATTATGAGGGTAATCAGGTATTAATTAAGAAAGCACTGACATTACAGTTACCATTGACTGGCATTGCCTCACTATACATAACACCCGCTGAATTAGAAGATATTGTACCTCAGAAATGCTATTATACACTTGAGATCCCTGTAGGATCGTTTGATTTCCCTGTGTTTGTGGATCAAAATGCAGGTGGGCGCGGTGATCTTAATATTGTTAACAGTATATTACCTAGCTTTGTTCCAAGCATGCCTATTACTATTCCTGATGGACAGGAATTTGCGAATACAAATTGGATCCCTAACAATTATGTAAACCCTAATCCAAACAGTACTATCTATTGTAGTAGTGTTATTAGTACAAACGATAACCCAGTCTTATCATTACAAGCTACATATACAGACTTCTATGGTAATGTATTCATTGAGGGTTCTACAATTGTGGATGGCAATTGGTACTTAGTCAGTGACATATATGATTATGTAGACCAAACTTCAACAGAAGGTTATTTGGTACGAGGATATCATCCTTATATTCGTATGACATTTGTAAGTAATGCTGGTGTGGTTACCAATCTCTGGTCAAGATAAGCCAATACTGTTGAATAGTGTAACAATATCTGTTATACTAACTAAATGTTCGATATTCTGTCTATAATTCCAGGCAAAAGAAAACTCACGGGTAGTGGTTGGCATAGCTTCAATGCTGTATGCTGTCATCATCGTGGGCACAAAGCCGATCGCAGAAGTCGAGGCGGTATCAAGTTTGATGGCACTACTAATTGGTCAATGCATTGTTTCAATTGTGGCTTCAAGTGTGGATTCAGATTGGGTACATCAATCACAAAAAATACAAAGCAATTATTAATCTGGTGCGGTGTAGATGAGACACAGATTCAAAAGTGGAGCATGGAAAGTGTTTTACAAAAAGACTTTGTAGATTTAGCACCTAAGAAAAAAGAAAAGAAAATCAAGTTTAAAGACCATGAACTTCCTGATGCTGACTTACTTGATCAAAACAATGAATTACACAAAGTATATGTAGAATATTTGAAAACTAGAGGTATAAGTAGTAGTGAATATCCCTTTATGATTACACCCACTGAGCAAGGTCGAATGGGGAATCGTATCATTATACCATACACATATAAGAATAAAATTGTAGGACATACAAGTAGATTCTTAGACAACAAGATTCCAAAATACATCAATGAACAGCAGCCGGGCTACGTGTTTGGTTATGACTTTCAGAAATCAGACCAATCAGTTTGTATTTTAGTCGAGGGAATATTTGATGCATTAAGTTTAGGTGCATGTGCATTAACACACAATACAATCAACGATGACCAAGCAGAGTTATTGGCACAACTAAACAGAAAAATTATTTTTGTTCCAGATCACGACAAGACCGGCTTAGCTACTTGTGAAAGAGCATTAGAGTTAGGATATAGTGTAAGCATTCCTTATTGGGATGTCGATGTAAAAGATGTAAACGATGCAGTTGTTAAATATGGTAGACTAGCAACACTATTGAGTATATTAGAATCAGCAACAATGAACAAGATAAAAATAGAAATACAGAGGAATAAAATTGTCAGAAAATTATAGTAAAGAAATGCAACTAACATTGTTACGAACAATGGTGTCAGATGCAGAATTGTTTACACGTGTAATCAACATCTTTAACCCAGAGAACTTTGATAAGTCACTTAGACCAGTGGCAGAATTATTGAGAGAACACTCAGACAAATATAGAACATTACCCGATAGTGAAATAATTAAGTCAACTACAGGTGTTGAGATTGAGTTACTAGATGAAGTTAAAGATAACAGAAAAGAATGGTTCTTAGATAAGTTTGAAGCATTTACTAAGAAGCAAGAATTAGAACGTGCTATCGTTAAAGCATATGAGTTGCTTGAGAGTGGTAAGTTTGAATCAATTGAAAAACTAGTTAAAGATGCTGTACAAATCAGTTTAACTAGAGATATGGGTACTGATTACTTTGATAGCCCATCAGCACGATTGGACAAATATTTTAGTAGTGGTGGACAAGTATCCACTGGATGGCCTCAACTTGATAAATTATTACATGGTGGTTTCAGTCGAGGTGAATTGAATATTTTTGCAGGTGGTTCGGGTTCAGGTAAGTCATTAGTTATGATGAACATTGCATTGAACTGGTTACAACTAGGACTCAATGGAGTTTACATCACATTAGAACTGAGTGAAGAATTAACTGGTTTAAGAACTGATGCGATGTTGACTAACAAAAGTACAAGAGATATTCGCAGAGATGTGCCGGGTGCTGAACTATTGATTAAAATGGTTGGTAAGAAAGCAGGTAACTATCAAATTAAATCGTTACCTGCACAGAGTAACATCAATCATGTTCGTGCTTTCTTGAAAGAGTTTGAAATTTCTTCTGGTCAAAAGCTTGATTTTGTTATGATTGATTATCTTGACTTGTTGATGCCTGTTTCAGCTAAAGTGTCTCCTTCTGACTTGTTTGTTAAAGATAAGTATGTTTCAGAAGAATTGCGTAACTTAGCAAAAGAATTAGGTATGTTGATGGTTACTGCGAGTCAGTTGAATCGTACAGCGGTTGATGAAATTGAATTTGATCATAGTCACATCAGTGGTGGTATCAGTAAGATTAACACAGCAGATAACGTGTTTGGTATCTTTACAAGTCGCAGTATGCGTGAACGCGGGCAGTATCAATTACAATGTATGAAAAGTCGTAGTTCCACTGGTGTTGGTCAGAAAATTGAACTGGAATATAACGTTGAGACAATGCGTATTTCAGACCCTAATCCAGAAGCTGAAACAAGTTATACTCCTAGGCCTAGTTCAAATGACATTATGAATCGTTTAAAGCCACAATCTACAGTCACATCTACTGAACCTATTATAGACCAAACTACAGGGGAGTATCTAGAACCATTACAGAAAAAAGTTGTAGGTGATGTGCAGGGGTCAAAATTGAGGTCGTTACTTAATAGTTTAAAGAAATAAAACGGATAACTGAATAAATACTATTAGGAATAATTATATGCAAAAACAAACTCGCAGCCTATTGGAAGAATTAGAGTCCATTGGTAGTAATCGTGATACAAGTCACATTATTGAAAGCCGTGGCCACAACATTATTACTAGTGCAATTAATTTGCTAGAAATGATTGACAGATATTATACACCTGAACAGGCAGCGATTTTAGAGCGTAAACTACTAAGTGCTATAAAAAGCAAGGACCAGTCAAGGTTCTCTAAATCATTAAAGAAGAACAGAGACAATGAACCTAGCTGAATCACTATCGTTATTAACCAATAAAATAGATCAAATATCAAACGTAATAGTTGAAGCTAAAGGTCATATGGATCATCCAGAAGATCTGGTGCTATTAGATGGTGGTCAAGGCGCAGAACGTGCAATTCAATCAACAGTTGATACCGCATTAAATCCACAGAAAATTACTATTAAATGGGACGGGTATCCGGCATTGATTTTTGGTCGTGGACCAAACGGTAAGTTCAGTATTATGGATAAGCATATGTTCAACAAGGGTGATGGTTCTGGTCGCAATGTATACAGCCCCGAGCAGTTTATGCAATATGACAAGGCACGTGGTGTTGACCGTAGTAACTTACATGCATTGATATCTGAAATATGGCCCGGATTAGAAAAGTCAGACAGAAGCAAAGGTTACTATTGGGGCGATTTGTTATTCAGTAGTCCCTTGCAAGTGGGGAAAGACGGGTTATATAGATTTAAAGCTAATCCAAATGGTATAACATACACCGTAGATCCAAATAGTGAAGCAGGTGAGGAATTGACAGGGAAACAAGCAGGTATTGTAGTACATCAATTTATCCCAGCAACAGCAATGACTACCGACGAAGCTACTCCATTAGATGGTAATATTGGTACATTAAAGAATAACAGCAACGTTGCTATTGTACCAGCTAAAATGCCAGTCACACCTAAGATAAAGATAGATAAAACATTACTAAACAATGCTAAGAAAAGTGCAAGAACATATGGTGCTAAGGTATCAGAGTACTTTAATAATGCTCCGCAAGCTAAAAATGCATTTACTATGTTATTCACTACATACATCAATAAAAGAATTGTTGCTGGAAATTTAAATGATTTAACTGATGGATTCTTAGACTTTGTTGCAGGTCGAAACATGTCTGAACCCATGAAGAAAAAGTTAATGGGCTATGACACACTTGATCCTCAAACACAGAAACAAGTGCATGTTCCTGGATACATAGACGGAAGCGTTCCTACTTTACAAGCTGTGTTTCAATTATGGATTGATATATACAATTTAAAAATGAATGTAGTTGAGCAGTTGAATAACGCAGCAAAATCTAGCCCTGTACAAGGTTATTTAGACGATGGTACCAACACCCAAGAGGGTTTTGTTAGCCACGGTCTTAAATATGTAGATAGAATGGGGTTCAGTCGTCAAAATTTGGCTGGAAGAACTTAACCAAAACCAACATTTTTTTACACCTGGCATAAATAATAGTATGAATCTATATGATTCAAACTATTTAAAGGAAATTTATTATGTCAGGCTTTACAAGAACACACGGCGATTCGCAACCAGTATTTGCAATGGACACGTTGAACGGTCCAATCGCTTCAACAACAAACGCAAATGGTACAGTAACTAACTTCATCGGTCCAGGAATGGACTTCTTTGGTCTAGACCTAGGTGCAGCTCCTACAACACAATTGGGTGTTGGTGGTGCTATCAGTGCAGTTAATCAAGCAATTGAGCAGTTAGCTACAGTTATGATTTATCAAGTTCAGGCATCTGCTTCGGCAGTTAACATGTCTGTTGCGGTATATCCACTAGGTGCATGGAACACAACTACTCTTGCAGCAGCTATTGTTGCTTTGGGTACAGTTAATGGTTATGATCTATCTGGTTGTACAGCTACTAACGTTGGCTTCAAACTAGCAGCTTCTTGATTAGAAGTTTAACTTCAACAAAATCCGAGATTTATTCTCGGATTTTTTTTGCCTCTAAATATACATATGAGTTTTAAAATAAGTTGTTACACACTATTTGATATCACCCAAACAGGTTTTATCAATCGTGGTAAACCAAGTACGGATGAAGATATGGAAGTTTGGTTGTTTAAAAGAAATACACAGTGCAACTTTGACACAATATTGCAAGTAATATCATTACGTAGTCAACCGGAAGATATAAGCAAGCCTAAAATTAAACAAATTGCAATTAATGAATTTCAGAATTTTGGGTTCTTACTAGAAAATGATGAACATGTAAATTGTTGGGAGTTTAATTTTACTATACAACATCCTAGTGTGTTTAATGATGGTATTACAGAATTAGGCGAATTGTACAGTGATTGTGACCAAGTACCAATGATTAAAACTGACACTATTTGGGATAAACTCCCTGCATTTTTAGATTCAAGTGACGAATTAAGAAATATTTATTTTAGGGTGGCCGAGAATGATTGATATTGAGAAAAAGTTTAAAAAAGTTATTTCTAACCAAGAGATGGAGAAGTTAAAAGATATTTCTATGTTTCGTAACCCTGACGGAGTATATGAAATATTTAATAGTTATTTTATTGACAAGAAACCAGAAGGAGCTATTGTTAAATTACACAATGGTGACCTCATAAATTCATTTTATAATTTAAAAAATGCCATGTGTTGGTGTATTTTTGACAAAAGAGGAAGATACGCATCTGCAAACAGAATAATTGAACTAGATTTAAAATTATCTTCTATTGAAGTGACTATGATGATACACCAAAAATTGTTTAAAAAAACAAAAGACACTGATACTAAATTAATTTATTTGGCAAAATTGAATGAAGACAAGTACAAAAAACATCAGATGACCAATGAATTAAACAGTTATCTTCAAGAATCAGACAAATGGCAGCAGAAAAGTTATAAACTAAAAACCGCATATTAAAGCCAAAAGTGATAAATAATATATATTAGTCTTTGGGACCCACAACTATGAAATTAACAGATTTTGACAACAAACAAGTAGTTAGCGCACAACGTGCGTTAAAAGAACATTATGGTACATCCATGAATGTTAGTAGAATGTCATACGTGCAAGTGCGTGACATGCTAAGTAGAGTACGTGGTTTGATGAGTGAATCAAAACAATCACATAACTTCTATGAAAGCCAACAAAATGGTTCATACATGAAACTTGTATTCATGGAACAAGCACTAAGCAAGCAATTTGCTGAACTAAGTGTAAATCGTCCTCGTATTGTTACAGAGAACGAAGAAGTTGAAAAATCACAAGTTGTATTAGCAGCCCAAGACTTAGTAGATTCATTACGTAAGATGATTGAAGAAGTTTCTGACATGTTAGTTAAAGAACTACCAGCATTGTCAGATAGTATTCAATCTGAGATTGGTGTAAACGAATCAGAACAATTTACCGGTCAAGCAACAGAAGCATTGACATCATTACAAGCCGCTCTTACACAAAGTGAAGGTACAATGAAATCAGCATTGAATACTATCACCGGTCAAGGTGGTGCAGCCGCATTTGGTACAGACAACGGTATGGATATGGGTGCTGACACGGGAATGGATGATGGAATGGGCAGTATGGACGCTGACATCAGTGCTGAAGAACCATTACCAGGTAGCGGCGAAGAAGATTTCAGTGCTGATATTGAAGAACCAGAAGCAGAGCCAGTTGGTGGCGTTGGCCGCGCCAAAAGATAACATGAGACTGTTTGAGTTTAGTGCCAGTCCTCTATTAGTTAGATTGGTAGCTACTACTAGCCAACTAAAAAGTGAGATTGATGCTGACCAAGAAAAGCCTGATTGGACTGTTCCAGAACTCTTGCAATACTACAGAGATAATGATATAATAATTGACAAAAACGATTTGTACGACATGATTAAAAATCCTCCATTAAACAAATATATCGCTAATATTCAAGGTGACAATGTAGTGTTTAAAGGACAAGCACAAGGTAATGAACCTGGTGCTGATGAAGGTTCTAAGATTGTAAATCAAATGGCTCATAATGCAATGAAATGATAACGGTTACTGAAAAAGCTTCACGCAAGATTCAACAAACAATAACTAAACGAGGTAAAGGCCTGGGAATTCGTATTGGTGTAAAAACTACGGGTTGCTCAGGCTTAGCCTATGTGTTAGAATATGTTGACTCTCCTAGAGAAGAAGATATTAAAGTAGAGTGTGATGGTTGTGCATTATATGTTGATCCAAAAAGTTGTGCATACGTTCAGGGTTTAGAAATTGATTTTGTCCGCAATGGATTGAATGAAGGTTTTGAATTTAATAATCCTAATGAACGTGACCGTTGTGGTTGTGGAGAAAGCTTTAGAGTCTAATGTACCTAGCTACAGTAACATGTAATAGAGATTTTCAGCAAATGTTATTACAAGCTGAAAGCATTCAGCGGTTTTTACATCCATGCAAGCATGTAATTATAATTAATGAAGAATATGCTGACATAGATTTTTGGAATAAATGGCTACAACCTTATTATAAAAATCACGAATTATTGATTATACCTAAAATTTATCATGAATATCCCATTATACAGCTTGGACCAAGAGATAGATACGGTGATCTGAATAAAAATTATCAAAACTGGACATCGCATCAGTTACAAAAAATGTTATTAGCATATCATTTTGATGATGATTATCTATTATTAGACTCAAAGAATTTTTTTATAAAAGAAACAAGTATTAGTGAATGGGACAATGTAATAGGTAATAATAACTTTCAAGAATTTGAGGAAGTCATTAATTGTAATACAACATATAAAAAATATGCAGAGTTGTTTGGTAGAGAAATAGAATATTTTATATCACCCTACACTCCCTTCAAAATTAAAAGAGAACCTTTAACTTCAAAATGTAGTTTATCCGAACTAGCCTACAAATTATTTTATCCTATATTTCACAGCCTACCAATATATGAAGGAATTTTCTATTCTTTTTTTGTTGAAGATGAAATTAACAAACAACACGCTATAAATCAAGTAGAAGGTTTACAACGTGATTCGATTATTTGGGAACATAGTAATGATCTTATTTTGAAATTAAATAAAATAATATTACATCCGGATATAAAAGTAATGGGGATACACCGAGACGTTTTATCAGCTATAACTGAACACGAATTAAAAATAATAAATGTTATTATAAATCGTATGCTTGCACTCACTAATAAAATATATCCAATGCCAAAATATCTATTACACATATGATAACAGAAAAATACAAATACACACCGTTGCACAGAGAAACAATTAACGGATCAAGAAAATACGCTACACCAGATGGTGAGAAACTTCCCAGTGTAACTACTATATTAGATTTTACCAAATCAGAAGAATCTAAGCAAGCATTACAAAATTGGCGGAAGCGTGTTGGTGTTCAAAAAGCACAAGAGATCACAACAGAAGCCGCGGGTCGTGGAACACGTATGCACAAGTGGATTGAAGATTACATAAAAACAGGTGTAATTGGAGAACCCGGAAGTAATCCATATAGCATTCAAAGTCATAAAATGGCCCAGAATATCATCTATCAAGGTCTTGTTAAATGTAATGAATATTGGGGTACAGAAGTTCCTCTCTATTATCCAAAAATTTATGCAGGTACGACTGACTTAGCAGGTGTACATGATGGTGATGAAGCTATCATGGATCACAAACAGACAAATAAACCCAAAAAACGTGAATGGATTGATGATTACTTTGTTCAACTAGCAGCCTATGCTAATGCTCATAATGAAGTACATGGTACAAAGATTCGCAAGGGGGTTATTTTTATGTGTGACCCTACTTGCTTATATCAGGAATTCATCATAGAAGATAGTGAATTTGACAAATACACTGACCTGTGGTTCAAAAGAGTTGAACAGTACTATACACAGTTCTTGTAACAAAAATTGATAAATAAGTGTAAATCTGTAAAGAATTACACTTATGGCAATCATTCAAATCTCAAAAATTCAGCAACGATCAGGTAATCTGGTTGATTTGCCACAACTTGACGAAGCGCAATTTGGCTGGGCATCAGATGCCAAGCGACTATTCATCGGTAAGACTACTCCTAATGAAAACGTTGAAGTATTAACGTCTTACTCAAACATTAGTTTCAGTCAAATTGACGGCTCTGGTGGTGCCAACTTTAATATCAATGCACCGTTAAACGGCCAAACATTAACATATGTGTCAAGTACTAATACATGGGACAATTGGCCAAACAATGACATTATTGCAGCCAACGCTAGTTTCAAAATTAACTTAGGTGATGTTTCACATGCTAAATTAACCGGTGGCTCTACTGGTTTTGTATTGCAAACAGACGGTTTAGGTAATCTATCTTGGACACCAAAGACAACGATTGTAGCAAACATAGTAGCACTATCAAATGCTACCCCTGTTATAATGACAGTTGCTAACACGATACCATATACTAATGGATCAGTTGTTACTATTTCAGGTGCAAACGGTGTATCAAATGCAAACATTAACAGTCAGAACTTCTACATTAAAGTAGCCAGTAACTTCCCATCATCAGGGAATGTAGAGTTATATGCTAATGCAGACTTCACCGGGCCATTAAATGGTACAAGTCTAACATATACTAATAGTCCAAATGCATTAGCAATTACTACAGTAGGAGGTACATCTACATTAGTAGCCGCCGGAACTAACACATCAATTCAATTTAACAATAGTGGAACATTACAGGGTTCACCTTACTTTAATATTTTAAACGGTAATGGGTTGTTAACTCATACCGGTCCATACTTTTCTGTGGGTAATGTATATGCTAACACCGGTGCAGTTGTAGCAAGTCAGTTGACTGGTTCACTGATGACTAATGCTCAACCAAACATAACGAGTACCGGTACACTAGCTTCCTTATCAGTTACAGCTAATGCTAATATCGGTAACATTGGTACAGCTGGATTGATTACTGCTACTGGTAATATTCGCGGTGGAAACTTGACAACCGGGGGCGTTATCAGTGCTACTGGTAATGCCAATGTAGGTAATATAGGCGCAGCGGCCGGTGTATTTACTACTATAACCGGCTCATTAACAACAGCGGCACAATCAAATATAACAAGTATAGGTACATTAGTTTCGTTATCTATATCCGGAAATGCTAACATTGGTAACATTGGTACAGCTGGGTTAATTACAGCAACCGGCAACATATCCGGAGCAAATATTGTAGGTACTCATTATGGTGCAGCTACTGGTTTAACTTCTATTCCGGGTGCTAACGTGTCAGGTGCAGTTGCTTTTGCAACAACAGCTAATAGTGTAGCAGGTGCTAATGTAAGTGGTGCAGTGTCATTTGCAACAACAGCTAATGCAGTGGCAGGTGCAAACGTTTCGGGTGCAGTGTCATTTGCAACAACAGCTAATAGTGTAGCAGGCGCAAACGTTTCAGGTGCTGTAGGATTAGCAACATACGCTACAACAGCTAATGCAGTGGCAGGTGGCAACGTCTCAGGTGCAGTGTCATTTGCAACAACAGCTAATGCAGTGGCAGGTGCTAACGTAACAGGAGCAGTATCATTTGCAACAACAGCTAATGCAGTAGCCGGCGCTAACGTAAGCGGTACTGTTGCTAATGCAACATATTCAACTAGTGCAGGTAGTGCCACTACAGCAGGTACTGTAACAACTGCGGCACAACCAAACATAACAAGCACCGGCACACTGGCATCGCTAACAGTTACAGCTAACGTTGCGACTGCTGGTATTAAAACAGATAACTATTACTACGCTAACGGTGTATCTATAAGTTTTGCCGGGTCATATAGTAATAGTAATGTTGCAGCATATTTACCAACATTCACCGGTACAGTAGGTGCAACCGTATTAACGACAGGAGCAAACACCACAGCAGGTACTATCACTGGTAATTGGTCACTAAGCGCAGGCTCTAGATTAAATTCTACATATGCTGATTTGGCAGAATATTATGAAGCTGATGCTGAATACGAACCAGGTACTGTGTTGGAGTTTGGTGGAGAAAAGGAAGTCACCATCGCTGAAGACGGTACTAATAAAGTAGCAGGTGTAGTATCAACTAACCCAGCATATGCCATGAATGCAAACTGTCAAGGTATTGCAGTTGCTATTGCTTTACAAGGTCGTGTACCATGTAAAGTACGTGGTACAATTTACAAGGGTGACATGATGATTAGTGCAGGTAATGGTTACGCAAGAACTGCAATGTCCCCATTAATGGGAACAGTTATTGGTAAAGCATTAGAAAACTTTGAAGGTATCGAAGGCGTAATTGAAGTCGCAATCGGTAGACTATAAACATAAATATAATATAGGAATTAAAAATGGCATCATACGCATATACAGCAAGTTCAGCAGTACAAACATCAGGCAACATCGCTACGGATAAAATACAAATAGCGACTACAAGTAGTCCTATACAATATACAACT